CAGGCCGCCGGCGCCAAGTGGCTGAGTGAGGGCCGACACCGCCAGGCGTCGGATCCGCTCAAACAGCGCATCGGCAATTCGGTCTACGTCGCTCACTACCGGCAGGGGATGGGATTACCAGCCAAGCGCCGTGTTAGCGGCAAGGATGGCGACACGTAGTTCTTCATTTCCAGCATCGTGCACAGACTCCCCGACTGGCCGCGCCGAATCGTTGTCGATCATCCACCACAGCGCAACATCAACACCTGAGTTGATGATGTCATTGCACATGCGGGCCAGCTTCGTTCCGTCGATTGGCTTCAACCCATTGACGCTGCCCGACCATGTGACGCTGCCCGCATAAGGCGCAGTTACCGATGTTCGGCCTGCGTTGATTGTGGATACCGTCAGCCACTGCCCATCCAGCACCGTTCCCGTTCCGCAGACTCCAATGCGGTCGCCAGCGTCTGCTGGAAACTGGCTTGCAACTGTGAACGTGACAACGCCGCCCGATGTGCTGATGTTCGTGATCTGCCACGGCTGATTGCCGAACTCGCCAAGGACAAAGCCGCGCCCGCTGGTCTTTTGCCAGTGGCGCACACCTGTCAGCACGCCATTCAAGCCCTTGAAGCCGTTGGAGCCATAGCCGACATTCCCGTACCAATGAATAGATCCGCAGTTCGTCGGGTTGTCGCGCACTTGTTCTTCATGCCACGGCCTCAGCGGGGTGCTGATGCCCGCAGTTCCTCCAGGCTGGCTGTAGCTGTTGGGGCCATTGCCAGTGAGAACAATCCGGCTTGAGTCGATGGCAGATACCACGCCATACCACCACGACAAAACAGACGCCATTTCTGCACCGTTGAAGATGTCGTTTGCAGCGTTGTATGACGCCATCGTCCCGTATGGCGCGCTGACCACTGGCCAACTGCCGCGAGTGGCGTCGCTGGCGTCGTTCCGGTGGTTGACCTCGTTCGACCACTCGTAACCGAACACCGCTTCCTCGGACAGGTAGCGAGTAACAACCTCCTGCGTCACCGCCTGCACGAAATTGCGGGTCGCCGACCCCGGCACCAGCCATCCAGCACGCACCGCCTGTCCGCAAAGGTCCGAAGGCGTTGTATGCTTGAAAAACAAGTTCAGGATTACGCCAATTCCACGCGCTCTGCACTTCGCAATGAAGGCATCAATCTTGAGGTAATGCGCCTCACGGTCCCCCGCTGTTGCCGCTGCAACCGTCTTACCGGCCAGGACTCCAGCAGTCCACCATGACGCCCAATACGGAAACGCCTTGACGCGAATCACCTTGACCTTCATGGACACTGCAATATCGAGCATTGCATCCTGATCGGCGCCCGCGGCGTACGGACAGGTCAAAGGCGCAGAGTACGAATACAGCAGGCAGATACCCCACCCGTAATTCAGCCCGATGTTCCGAAACCTCGCGCCGTCATAGCGCAAGGTCGAATCAGAGCCGACTGTTAGCCCGCGAAGCGCCATATTAGTTACGGAAGCGGACGGTTACGCCATTGCCGCCAGTCGTCGTGCCCGCAATGAATTGAATGCGGAAGTAATTGCCGACGCCCACCTTCACCGACGCTGCAAAGCCGCGTGGATTGGTGATCTGCGCATTGGTGAATGTGTACACAGCCCCGTAGTTTGTTCCGTTGTGCGAGACCTGGATTTCGACGGACGAATCAGCAGTGAGAGTGCCGGTCAGAATGCCAATGAAGGTGAGTTCGTCAGCGGTCGCTTGCTGAATGACTGATGGTCCGATAGATGCCCCATTGACCAGCAGAGGGGTGGCAGTGACCGTTGAAGAAAATGGGGTGTTCTGCGTCGGCTGGGCTGCTACTTGCGCGGTTGATGCTGTGATAGCCATGATTACATTCCTCGGTTGACTGACAGGGGACCGCCAGAAACCACGTTCCAGCGGAAGAACTTGGCAAGCGGGTTGCTGAACATGATCTGCGGCGTGATTTCAGCCGATGACGAACTTGCCCAGGTGCCGGTGAATGCTTGCCCAAGGGAGGTAGCACCGTCCGCGCTGATGTCGATGCTGAATGTCGTGGTCGTGCTGCCGCTGTCAAGCTGGTAGGCGAAACGCTCAGGTGCAGCGTTGATCGGGAGCCAGCCAGAATCTGCCCCGGCTGACGCGCCTGCCAGGATCGGAACCCCACGGGCAAGTGGGTATGAATTCCCAGCACCATCCACCGCGGATGCCGCGCCGGTGACCGGGTTGGTGGCAAGCCGCAGCGGCTCGCTCCCCAGCGGCGACAGCGCGCCGTCTGGATCTGTCGCGGCCTTTGCCTGGCCGACCAGGTAGGCACCGAACGCGGTGCTGACGGTGTAGGTGCTGCCGGCCGTCAGCAGACTGCCGGACTCCCCCATCGTGGTACGGGTCATCGTGACGCGCATGGTGCTCATGGTGTGGTGCCTTTCGGTTTGGGTTCAGAGTTCGCGGCGCCGGCCTGGCCGGCGGCGGGCGCTTGTTGCTGTTGCAGCTGCTGCTGCATGAGTTGTTGCTGCTGCTCGCTCTGCAGCTTGACGCCGGCCTTTTCGCGCATGGTCTGCGCGCGTGCGATTTCGGCGAGCAGGTCCTCGTAGTCGAGGCCCAGCTTTGCGGCGACTTGCTGCGGGCTTTTCAGACCGGCGTTGATGGCCTCGATGTCGGCCGCGATGTCGTTGCGCGGGTCGACCCACTCCCAGCGCCGGGCCTGCCAGGCGTGGGCGCGGAATTTCTCGATCTTGGACACTGGCAGCGCGCTGCCGCCCGTCATGGTGATGAGGCTGTTGGTCAAGCCTGCCTTGAGGAATTCGTCGAACACGCGCTCGAGCACGGTGTCGATAAACCACTGCTGGATCACCATCCATGCGTCGCGCTCCTCGAGCGTGCCGCTGCGGATGCTGGAGAACGACACACCCTCCAGGTCGTTGGCAAGCGCGTGGTAGGCCACGCCCAGGCCGCTGGCGGTGCCGCGCAGGTTGGCCTTGATGAAGTCGGCGAACATGGCCGATGGATAGTCGGGATTGAACGGGGTGAACCCGACGCCTTCGGGCAGACTTTGGAAACTGCCCGCGTCTGCATCCATGACCAGCGGCTGGTTGCCGTCGCCACTGCCATCGTCGACTACACCAGTGGATACGGGCTCGGCAGATCCGTCCGGCGTGGTGAAGAAACCCATCTTGGATGCGCCAACACGCGCCGCGATGATGGCGGCCTCCTCGTAACCGCCGCGGTTGTTCAGCCGCATCATGGCGGCATGGGCCCATGGCACGCCGCGCACCTGTTCCGGGTCGTCGACGATGAACGGGTGGATGATGTCCTCGGCCAGCACGCGCTCATGGGTGGACAGGTTCTGGCCCGGCGCCTGGTTGTACGTGTCTCCCGGGTTGCGGGTGCGCAGGTGGTAGGCGATGGGCCGGCCGAACTGGGAGAGCTCCACACCCATGCGGATCTCGCTCATGCCGGTGGACGCTGGCCGGTTGAGGTTGGTGTCCAGGCGGTTGATGTCGAGCAGGCGCAAGGCCAGACCGAACGGGTTGCCGGCATGGTTGCCGCGCACGAACTGCACCAGCGTCTCTCCGTCGCGCGCTACAGACTTGATGGCGGTCTGGCACATGGCAACGAACGTCTGCCGTCCGGCCACATCGCAGACCTTGCAAAAGCGCATCCATCCCGCCTCGACGGCTTGGTTGGCCAAGTCGTCCGGCTTGTCGGGCGCCGTGTAGATGCGGGCCTGCAGCCGAAAGCCCACAGGGCCGACGACGTTGGTTGACACCAGCGAGAGCCACTTCTTGACGTATTCGTCATTCTGGGCCAGGTTGCGCGAGCGGGCGCGCAGTGAATCGAGCGAGCGGAAGATGTCCGAATTCGCCGAGCTGGTGATGGTGCTCCAGCCTTGCGTCAGGGTGTTGACGGTGGCCGCTGCGTAGTTGCGCCGGATCGGCACGCGCTGCTCGAGCAGGCGCACCGGAGAGAGCCCGGCACGTTGATGGGCTCCGGGCTTGGCGACTTCCTGCTGGTGCATGAACTTGGCGAGCACCCGGCTGCTTTTGCGCGGCGCCTGCTCCAGGTCGTGCCAGGTGGTAGCGGCTGGGGTATTCATCGGGCGTTGAACCTCACGCGCAGCAGGTTGCGGGGGGACATGCCGGCGCGGATGGCCTCGGCGTTGTCTTCACGCGCCACCTCGGCCTGCAGCCGGGAGCGCCAGGCCATGAACTCGCTGGGGCTTTGAAAGCTCTGCGCCCGGCCGTTGATGCTGTAGCTTTGCATGAATGCCTTGTGCCCGTAGGTTTCCAGCGCAGCGTTGGCGGCCTCGAGGGCCTTGCGGGCGCTGGATCGGTTGTCGAGGATGGCAACGACGGCGGGATCCGGCAGGATCTGGGTGTTACCGGTCTGCAGGGTCTTGCGCTGCCCGGTCTTGAGGGCGTAGCAGGCCCAGCTGTAGCTGCCGGCCGCCCAGGCTGCGGTAGTTGCCGGCACCACGTCGATACGGTGGTCGGCGCCTTCGGCTGTGCTGCTGATGCTGATGACCGATGGGCCAGCGGTGCGCGGGATGAGTTTGTATACCAGCGACCAGCCATCACTGGCCGGGTACTCGCCGCCAGGCGTCAGGAAGTTCAGCGAGTCGCCGGCGGTGATGGTGTTGATCATGTGGCAGGGGTTCCAATACAGACCCGGTGTCGGGCCGATCTGGGCGCTGCCAATATCGCCTGGATGCGGGTTTTAAATCAGGGGGAAAAATGAGACAGCCGGACAGATCATCGCCGTCCGAGCACCCTGTATCCCTGGGCTCTGCTAACGCCCGCGTCGCTGAAAACACTGCTCAGTGGCTTGGCCGCGCGTAGTGCCTCGCCGATCTTGACTGTGTTGCGCATGGTGGGGCGCTTGCCGACGTATGGCTCGGTGCCGCCCCACGCCTGGCGGCTTTGAATTTCAAGAGTTTGCAGTGTCGACTTTGGAAGGTCGGGCGCGAGTTGCGCCAGGCGCTGCAAGAAGTCATCGACGATGTCTGCCATGTGTGCACTCTCTACCAACGTTTGACCCAGCCCAGCCGGCTGTTGCGGCCCGCTGCCGGCGGCCGGTTGCTGGAGGCCTGCGGCTTCTTCTGCAGGTTCACAACTGGCGCATGGTCAGCGGGCTGACTACTGGGAACGTCGGGGGAGTTGTGAGGCAATTCATTGTTCTGCGATGCCGCGACGACTGACATTGTCGCAGATTGGTTGTCAAGAGGCAATGGGGAGTTGAACAGGTCCGGCGCCCGCGGTGCGATACGGTCCTCACGCCGGGCCCAACTCGGCTCGCGGTATTGCTGGATTCCTAGGTAACAGGCGACGGCGTAGGCATAGACCATGCCGTCTCCGCCTTCCTCGCGCTTGCCTGCCGGCGTGATCCAGCGCATGACGTGCTTGCCCTGGACGACCGCAGGCAGCAGGCGGCAGGCGGTCATCTGCTCGAACTCGTCGGTGTCGCTCAGTTCCTTGGGTACGTGCACATAGCCATGGCCGGCGCTGGTCAGGCGCATGCGCCCGTACAGCAAGTGCTTGGCGGTGTCGGTGCCGACCGGCCAGAGCTTGAGGCTGCGCGGCAGGGTCTTGCCGCGGTAGCTCACGTCGATGGTACTCGGACGGCCCAGCACCGGCTTGCCGTACTGGCTGGCGCCCTTGAGTGCCAGCACATGGCTGCGGGCGTGATGCCGGCAGTAGTGGTAGACCGCGTGGGTGTTGTGGCCGCCAGTGTCGATGCCGGTCGCCTCGATCAGCACCTGGGCGCCGCTCGCGTGCACGATCGGCGTGCGGCGTATCTCGGTCAGTCGGTTCCATGGCGAGCCGTCGGTGCCTTCTTCCAGGTTGGGGTCGCCGTAGATGATGTGGCGGTCGACCAGCCATGATTCCTCGCCGCGGCCAAAGGCCCACACCCGGGCCTCGAGGCGATCGGGCTGGGTGTCGACGCCCATGGTGACCATGAGCGCGCCGCGCGGGATCTTGCCCAGCGGGTAGTCTTCGGCGCGGCTGCGCAGGCTGTCGGCATCGGCTCCGCTGCCTTT